GTTGGTTTAGGTTTCGAAGAGGAACCTAGCTAGACGTATAAGGATCACCCATTATGGGTGAGTTGCATCTATAGTAATAGCAATTCCGGATCATACTTTAAAATCAGATCGTCCACCCAGGACTCAGATAACCTCGTGAAGAAGTTACCATCGTTCTTGGTCAGCGACCTTAACCTTAACGTATTACCGGTATCAGCATCTGAAAACGAAAAAGCATGTTCGCTCTCGTCTTCCCCCGCTGCCAACAGACTGTAGTCCGTATCGAACAGGAGATGTGCATCGAGCCAACCTTTGGCCTTGTGTGTCTGACTGTACATCAATAGAAACTTAGGAAAGTTATCAGAATCAGATAATAAAACTGAGACTGGAACGTCCTTGGCGAAAATTGAATTTCGACCTATAAGTCTGTCCATTGACAACTGGCAGAGACTGAGACCGTAAGCTGACCTTGTTTTCCTATAGAAAGGAAGCGTGTTGAGGAATGAATCCTTAACATCATAATTGACCTTGACAAAATTTGTGATTCGAAGGAAATCCCTTATTGTAGGGTTCCTAGTCTTCACATAAAAGCCTCGGACAAAGGTACCGTTGTTAAAATCGGCACCACAACTCTCGCGGAACGATGTCTCAATCGAGAACGACTTTTCAGCGTTCAATTTAAAACCGATTGATTCAAAGAACCGTTCGAACGACTTCCTTGCTCTACAGAAAGCGACAATTAAGTCATCGCCGTATGTAGAAACTAAATATGCAATGCAACGTTCTAAAGGGACCTCACTTAAATTGAAGCCCCAGTTCAAGAGAAATGCGACAGTCAAAGCAAAGAATATAAGAGATTCTAGTTCGAAAGTGAACGAGTATCCCATAGGAAAGCTCCGGTACGTGTACCGTTGCCCCTTCCATTCAAAGCCCAGACAAGACGATCTCTGCATCATGTCCCAGAGTTTTTGACACTGGGGTCTAGGTTTCCCTAGCAGAACCTCTTCCAGAATTGGAAAAGTGATTCGATCAGAAGCAGAAGAAAAGTCGTAGGTATCAAAGAAACCGGTTATGGATGCTATCCATGCCAGCACCTGATGATCCCGTGCGCAAGTATCAAGATTATGATTGACGTTGCAAGACCTTATGCTCCGATACGCTTTGCGTATCCATTCGCCTATTCCCTTTTGTTTCGCTTTACGCAAAACGGAGGTAATAGTTATCACCCTATTCTTGTCGGCGTTCTTAGGCACTTGGTGAAGTTTATCCCAAGACCACGAAGACGATACGCTTGTTTGGCGTATCTGTTCAGCGAGAGATGGCTCGAAAAACAATTCGAGATCGTCCAGCTCTCCGGCAAGTGACGAAAGTTTCGCTAAGCGAGATTTGTAGGTTCTGGCTGACCCTTTTGGGGTTAAGTCGAACTCAAAACCACTTAGTGATGCCCCTGGCCCATAAAAGAAACGGGTTTGGGGTTCGAAGGGCACAGAACTAAGAGCACGCTCTACTATATCTCCGGCGGTGTCAAAAATCCGTCGGTAGTCGAGTTCAAGGATCTCACCTTGGTGCATTCGTCGAACCAGATCATTAGCTATTTTAAAGGCCTCATCAACTGAGTCCATATAGCTTTTAAAGGTCTTATCGGCGAGCGCCTCGGATTCGGCCTTCGTTTTCGGAGGAATCTTCTTTCTTACTGTATTAGTCTCAAAATCGGGATATCTAACTAAAATATCCTTATTCAAGGCGTCGCAGTATTCAAGGAACTCATCCAATTCGAAAGTCGGTAATAGACCATATTGCAGGTCTACACCGAGATCTTTGTTTGTGCATGCGATAACTCTTTTCTTGAGTTTATCGTACTTAGCTCTATTCAGTCTCACTGCCTGAGGCAGATCGAGATGACCCGGAAGGTCGTCAACTACTGATAACATTTATAAAGTCCTCCTAGCGAACTAATAAGGGAGTGCACCGCTGTCGATAGCATCTGCTGTGATGCCATCCAGAAGCAGGTTGGCTGCCATATATCGTAAGGCAGTTATATCTGCGGTCGCGGTTTCCTGCGGTAACGAAAATTGTATCTTACAAAGAGCAAGCTTCGTAGAATGTATTCCGTTAGGCGAAGTCCAATCATACGGCTTGGTCAGTCGTACATCAAACTTACGATTAGTACCAGGTTTAATCTGATAACCAATCATCTGAATACGAGGAGACAGTTCTAATGATGTCTGTGGATTACTCCATTTAACATCAAGACCGTCTTTCGACATCGGAACAAAGGTTACATCAGCTGTGTGGTCGTTTACCACAATATTGGAAATTTGAGCCATAAGCCCTCCCAAGGAAGTTTTAAGACTTTACGGTCTATAAAAAATCTACTATTTGCGTGAAGCAAATACCCAAGCGACATTAAATAAGTTCAGTAATCGCTTCAAAGTTAGCCCAGCTGGGCTACTCCAAAGAAGATCGCTGACCTGCGCCGCATTTAAAGAAGTGGACGTACTTGGTTGCCTCTCGAAATGAAAAGTTCGAAACGATGTTTCGATCGGTTCAATTCTGAAGCTAACGGTTCCATATAGGTTCCATACCTCGTACGGGTAAACCGGTCCGTCAATTGCATCGACAGCTTCGTAACGATAATTATCGAAGCCGGCAATACATCCTGGGATCGAGTAGGACATACCTTTCAGTACATCACTGACTGGAATAAACCAATCTACCAGGAATGACCAGGGGATCCCATCCCACACTGCCCCCAGAGGGTTAAAATGAAAACCCTGTGTATCCAGAACATCGTGCCTAAAATAACGCACGGACTTTACTGATTTATTCACAGACCGTTTCCAGTCCATGGATAAGGTTTGCCCGAATTCATGGAATTCGGACGTCAGTACAGCTTTGTCTGAACACCCGGTTGCAGCAGAAAGTTTAAAGACAGGTTTCTCGGGCGGATTCAACTTTTCCCACAGCTCCTCTAACTCAGAGATCAAAGGCTTCACAGCCCATTGATACTGAAGATAGGTTGCCGGGATAGATTGTCTAACCGTTTGAGACCCTGCTAGGGCTTTGTAGGCCTTCGCAAACTGTCCCTTTCTGAGATACCTAATGGATTGTGGCACACTCTTGAAGAAGCGCGCCGTCGCACCACAGGCTTCGGCCATATCTTTCGCCAATTGGACCGAATCAAAGGCATTATGCATCTTAACGATGTTTTTAGCCAGGAGGTATGAATCCTCCTCTAGATCCGGCTCCCAGTATGGTGGAGAGAAGTAGATATAGTTGTGTCGTTCATAAGATTTATCATCGGGATAATAATAAATACCATCCTGACATCTAGGCTCTTTCACAACAACGCGAGTATAGTAGTTAATGGAAGTATACTTCCCATCTTTTGGAAGGGAATTTACTCCATCCTCTATATCGTAAAATGTGTGATAAGTGGTCTGTGACCACTCACTATGAAAGGTCATAGCTTAAACCTCCTTAATTCGCAACTAACTTATACCTAGCCCATCCAAATGAGGGGCTTACCAAGGTGTCCCTGCCTTTTGGTGCAGGGACACCATTCCGCTCGCC